CATTAAGACTGCTCCGTACAATGGTAAAAGTAAAACCATTGAACTCGCTTTTAAACGTTTTCAAGAACAACATTTAAAAAAGGATCTATTCTTTTCAGGTCAAAACATCACATCTAAAACTGAAGAGAGTAAGGCTAATATGCATATGATATTAACTAATAAGCAAAATCTACCAACATTAGATGAAGTAAAAGCAGTTTATAAAAAACGTAGAGATGAGTGGAATGCTTCTAAACATCCGAAAAGTAATCAGTCAAGAATACAGATGTATTATGCCTCAACAAATCCTGCAACTCCTGAAATATCTATATGGGATATGGTTGAATGTTTTTGGGTGCTTCGTAAAAATTCTTCTACTTATACTCCTGGAGGAATTTTATTTGAAGAGAATAAAATAAAATACGAATATGTGGTTTATGGTACCGAAAAAACTTCTCAAGGTTACAGATTGCCAGATATTGACTTCTTATCTAAAAACGTAGATAAAAAATTTCATATAAAGTTTGATCCTACCGATATGAGTATGATTTATTTATATGAGGAAACCCCTTCTGGAGATCTTCGCTTTGTCACCGCTGCAGAAACTAAATTATTAGTACATAGAGGTAAACAGGAACAGGAAGCGTGGGAAAACGAATATTTTGCTGCAGTTAAAAAAATGAATGACCAATCACGTATAGATAGACGTGATACTATGGATAAAATTTTAGAAGATCATAATATGCTACCTGAACAACATGGATACAAATCACCTCCGTTGAAAGGTATTGAGACTTCAAAAAAGAAGGGTAAAAACAATGTTAAAAAGAAAGTTAAACAAGAAAGTATTGGTCAGTATCAAAAAGAATTAAGCAATGCAGATCCTTTAGAAGTTTTTGAAGGTGAAAGTATATATAATAGAATGTAATTATTAACATAAGAATAGAATTATGCAAAACGATCAAAAAAAACAAATTCAAATCCATCTACGAGATTATGTAGGTAGATATGATAGTCAGAATCAAGCATCTTTTACGCTTAGAGGTGTAAGTTCTGCTACTATTAGCCAGATACTCAATAATAATTGGAATCTAATTAAAGATAGTATGTGGCGTACCGTATCTAGTCAAATAGGTTATATGGAAAATAGCTGGAAATCAGTGGATACTGTTAATTATAAAGATTTATATAAAACATTGAGTGATGCTCAGGAATATAGCAATGTGTTAGGTATTACAGGTCGTGCTGGAACCGGAAAAACTTTCACTTTAAAAGAATATGCTGCAAAAAATAAAAAAACATACCTGTTATGTTGTAATGAGTATTGGACAATGACTGATTTTTTACGAGAACTTCTTATTAAAATGGGACGTGATTATACAGGATTGAATATGAGCGAAATGATGAAAGATGCCGTATTAACATTAAAAAGTCAAGCTAACCCACTAATAGTGATGGATGAGGCTGATAAATTACACGATAGAGTACTATATTTCTTTATTACTCTATATAACGAGCTCGAAGATAGATGTGGTATTATTTTAATAGCTACATCACACTTACAAAAAAGAATAAGACGTGGTGTACAATTAGGTAAAAAAGGCTGTGAAGAGATCTATAGCCGTGTAGGTGGAAAATTTATTGAATTACAGGGTGTCAATTTTACAGATGTTATAATGATTTGCCAAGCAAACGGCATTGATAACAAACAATTAATTAAAGATATATGGAGTGATTCTAAAGGTGATCTTAGACGTGTAAAACGGAAGATACACGCTATAAAAATGATAGAAAAAGAGCAAAATAAAAAAGGAAATTCAAACGCTGATTAAACACTGTTTAAATGACTAAAATCAGGCGAGCAGTATCGGTAACTGAGTTATTAAAGAAAAAGTTCATTGAAATGTCCTTTGAGGGCGAATTTAAGGATTCTATTGGAATTCCAGAACGATCAGGTGTTTGGGTGTTTTTTGGGGAATCAGGTAATGGTAAGACAAGTTTTATGTTACAGTTAGCTAAAGCTTGTTCTAAGTTTGGAATTGTAGCTTATGATACACTAGAGGAAGGTGCTCGTAAAAGTTTTCAATTAGCAATTCAAAGGAGTAATATGAAGGAAGTCGCTAGAAAATTTAAGATTTTGAATGTTGAACATATTGAAGATTTGAAAATTAGGTTACGTAGAAAAAAAAGCCCTGATATTATCATTATAGATAGCTTACAATATTCAGGTTTAACCAAACCTCAGTATAGAGCTTTAAAAGAAGAATTTTCTAAAAAACTATTCATATTCGTGAGCCACGCAGAGGGTAAACAACCAGAAGGTAGATTTGCAAAATTCGTAAAATACGATGCTGATATCTATGGACGAATAGAAGGTTATAAAATGTTTCCTGTAAGCCGTTATGGTGGAGGAAAACCATACACAATATGGCATGAAGGTGCCAAGACATACTGGTCAGAAATTAAAGAGTAATAAAATGACATTTACAATTATAAAAACACTGGGTATTAACTATAGAACTTACAATGATGTAAGACATAGTTATTTCACGAAATGGTGCTCTAAAATAGCACATGATTATGCAATACCTCATAGATATCTAGTTAAAAATGATCACCTGTACAATTGGTATTTAACTCAATGGATAAATTATGTGGAATTTCCTTATGTAAATGAATGCAAAATTTATGTGAATGCTAAAATAGATGACCCTGATAGTTACCAGAAACTATTTCATTTCTATCCTTCGACCATTTATGACTATTACCCTAATGAGTTGCTAAAAAAAATTAAAATAGAATTACAATTTAAAAATAAATTAAAGAATGCGTGATAATATATTAAATGCCATTTCATATTCAAGATATAGTGGTGATGTTGAAACACCATTGTTATCAGTTAGTCAAATAATTTGTTGTCATCAACATATTCGTATGAAGGCAAAATTGAGTAATGATATTAAGCAAAAAATAGAAGTGATTACTAGGCGTATTTCTATAAATAAGTGGAAAAAACCAGAATTACGATATAATAATTTAATGGCACTAGAAGTGTATGACGAAGACAAATGTGTATGGAAACGATTTTAGAAAACATAGAAGTTGAATACGAAATTATTAATCCTAAAAATAAGAAAATTATGAATGAAACTATTGATTTAAAAAATATTAGTCTCGCTGATCTTGAGGCAGCATTAAAAACTAAAAAGGATAGTCAAAAAAGAGAATTGGCTGCTGAAAAAAAGAAATACGAATCAGATAGAGATGAGCTTATAAAAGATTTGTCACTAGAAGCAAAGACAATATCCAGTCTGTTAGAGTCTTTTAAAAAAGACTGTCATTTACTCATGGATTCTCAACATGAGAAGCTAAATAGTTATGGTAAAATAAGAAAAAATAGTAAGGGAGGTTTTCATATTGTTAATGTCTCTAACACTCTAAAAATTACAAGGCGCAGGGATACAACTCCAACTTGGGATGAACGCAGTGCTAAAGCTGGAGAATTAATCAAAGAGTTTTTGTTTGATACTGTTAAAAAAAGAGATGTAAAGCAATTTCAAATTCTTATTGGTTTTCTAGAACGTAATAAAAATGGAGATATGGAATATGCTAAGGTAATGGAGTTATTAAAACATGAAGATCTATGGGATGATAAAAGATGGCTTGAAGGTTTACGATTAATGAAAGAAAGTTACCACAATCATTTAAAAGGATATTCATATGTTTTTGAAATTAAATTAGAGGATAATAAATGGCATTCAGTTAACCTAAACTTCAGCAGCATATAATGGAAAAAATAGTATTAATAGGCTTTGTTGCCATTATCATGCTAATGATCATTTCAGTATTAGCATATCACTTGAATAACGCATCTGTTTACTGGTCTGTATTAGTAATACCAGTTGTTATAGCAATGCTTGTAGATCTAGAAAAATATGAGTAGTAATATAAAATATATAGATGATAGAAACTTTAAGGTTAACGGGTTGTTAGTCTTTAAAGACACTAATGATAAATGGATAGGTACTAACCTAACCAAACAATTTGATATAGACGCAGCTAATAACTATATAGCCTCTTTAGACCATGAGTAAAAAGACACACATATATTTTGAAGATAGTGGTCAAAACTATCTAAAATGGACGATTAAAAATGGTACTGTAGTCGAAAGTTTACCAGATGTCTCGCAGCGATGGTTAGGAATGAGAGTAGATGAAGATGATATCCGGTTAAACTGTTTTCTACCAGTTTTAGATCAAGATAATGATAAGGTAATAATCATGCATAAAGTAGAATCAATAATAAGAGATCAATGAGTGAGGTGGGGCTGAAGCTCCAATACGGAACGGTTCGGGGTTTATGAAAAATGCGCCTCGTTAACATAAAGACGTAGTTCTGAATTTTTATCCGTTAATGGCAGAATAACAATCTGAGAAACATGGTCGGTACAGATGCCTCACTCATTATAAAATTTAAATTATGAAAAAAATTAAATGTAATCATTGCAAAACTATAATAGGTGCAGATCCTAAAAATGCTACTCTTTGGCATGGATTTTATGATCAAGATACAGAACAGCATGTTTGTCTTAACTGTAAGCCATTACATTATCAAAAAAAGTTTTCACAGCAACAATTCAGAGGCTTGTACAGTGAGTTTCTTGTAGTAATAAACTAAAAAAAAATGAAAATACAAACTAATCAAATTAGCTATATACATAAACTACTTGACGCTGAAATTAAAAATAATAGAGAGGCTAAAGCAGCATTAATGGTACAATACACTAATGACAAAAATAAAGCCAGCACGAAGGATTTAACCTTTTTACAGGCTAATAAATTGATTATTGATTTAGGAGGTAACCAATTACGATATGAAAATTGGGCTTTGTATGATTATAATAATAAAACACATATGGCAATACGTAGTGCCTGTTGGGAACTAGAATGGACGTTTTATAGCTATGATAAAAAGCGTGT